GAGAAGGAGTGGATCTCTGTTGATTACTCCGCGGCAACCGACGGCCTTTCGGCCAGTCTGTCGCGGGCGATCATGGAGGAACTACTTTCGGGTCTGGAACCCATTAATCCGAAGTTTACTCGGCTTGTGTACCGCATTCTTGCGCCTCACCAAGTCAAGTACCCTAAGGTTAAGGGGAAGCCTCAGCTGCCTGACCGTTTTCAACTCAACGGCCAGCTGATGGGTTCCATCTTGTCTTTTCCTATCCTCTGTTTGGCCAATCTCGGCCTTGGTCTTCGGGTCATCACCGAGAGGGTGGAGTACGTGAAAGGAATCTATGCCAATCTTTTGGGTTCCTTCCTCGTTAACGGGGACGATATGCTTTATATCGGAAACCGCGCAGACTGGGAGCTTCATAAGGCTCTCGGTCTGGCCGTCGGTCTCGAGATGTCGCCTGGTAAGGCCTACATCCACCCGCGTTATGCGAATGTCAACTCCACCTCGCTTGACTGTGATCTTACAGACTCCAAGTCGACTCCTGCCATGGTTGGATTTTTCAACACAGGTCTCTTTTTTGGACAGCATAAGGTTATGGCTCGCGTGGCTGATCTCGGGGAACCGGACGAGTGGTACAAGGCCCCCTACACCTCCGTAATGACGAAGATGTGGGAAGGCGCTTGGCCTCGTCAGCGGTGCCGCGTTCTGGCAGAGTACCTTTCTCTGCATGCTGCGGAAATTCGTCTTGAATCGCAGGGTAAGAATCTTTTTCTTCCCGCGTCCGTCGGTGGTCATGGCCAGGCCATGCCCGATGGATTCCGTAACGTGATTACTCCAGAACAGGAGCGTGTCGCTGCTGCTGTCTTCTCTGAGCCGTTTATGGTTCCTGATGTACGGCCCCTCCCTGAGGGATCATTTATTGCTGAGGCAATGGATGTCGTAACTGATCCATTTCGCCCAGCACCCCGGAAAACTGAGGTTCGCCGGTGGCGCAAGGGTGCCGGGGTATTGCCTAAAAAGTGGTACTACGGTGCCGTGCGTTACACGGAGAGTCCTAGCAACCTTCCCTATTGTGGACCTGAGCCTATGCTCCTGGATCCGTGTCCCAGTCGGAAGGACTGGTCACAAAGGCTCGATGAGAGCCCAGAGTTCCTCCAGCTCGGAGAGCGTCTTTTGCAGACGTATCTCAATGAGCATGGTTCGGACTTTGGGTTCCTGGACCTTTTTCCGGAGCACCTCACCGCGTATCGTTCTCTAGTTGAGAGAGTAGGACGCGATGAGGCTGCCAGGGCACTCCACATGGATGTGGAGTGATACCTAGGGGGTCCTTGTGTTTACGCCCAAAACGGTGCGTCTGATTCGCCTCTGGTGGTGCGGAGTGCTGAGCTTTCGCTTAATACTTCCGTGCTAAACAGAATGCCGAACGACTGCACGGCGCGGCCCACCTACGTGTGGGTACACAAGGATGTACAGTCTCCTCTGCTCGAGGGGATCCCTTACTAGAGTATACCAACCATGGCTATCAAGCCCAATCCCAAGCAGGCCTCGCGCCCGCTCCCGGCGCCCGTGCGCCGCGCCCAGAAACAGGCGACACCGCGCGACTCCTTCGTCGCGGCCCCTGTGGCCCAATCCCGCCTCATGAAGGCTTCCCGTCCCGTTTACAGGGTGATGGGTTCTGACGGTTCAGTCGTCGTCCGGCATCGCGAGTATCTCGCTGATCTGCTCGGATATTCGGCGTTCACGAACCTGCAGTTCCCGATCAATCCTGGAATGGCGACGTCGTTTCCCTGGCTCTCCAACGTTGCCCGGAGCTATGAGTCGTACCATTTCCGTTCTCTGAAGTTTCTTTATGAGACGGAGATTGCTACGAGCTCCTCTGGCAAGGTGATGCTGGCAGTCGACTACGACGCCGCTGACGCTGCGCCTGTTTCCAAGGTGCAGATGCTGTCGAACCACACTTCGATCCCTCGCCCCGTTTGGTCGGAGGCTGTGCTGTCCTGTGATCAGGCAGATCTGGCGAAGTGTAGCAAGCAGCTGTACGTACGCTCGGGAAGCCTCGCTTCCAATCTCGACATCAAGACTTATGATGTCGGAAACCTCAACGTTGCCTTTCAGGGCTGCTCTGTCACTACGGTGAATGGTGAGCTCTACGTTGAGTATGAGGTGGAGCTTCATACACCCCAGTTGGATCCGACGGCCCTTGCTCTTGCAGGCTCTCTGAAGATCACTGGTGCGAGTTCCGTTTCCAAGACGGCCATCTTTGGCGTGGCCCCGACCTATGTCGGCGGCCTCGGAGCGACGGCAGTCACGAACACGATCACGTTCACGCAGCCAGGCCAGTACCTCGTCTCCCTCCTCCTGACGGGGACGACACTGACTGATGGATCTGGCTCTCTCGGCGGGACAGCTTCGGCTGCCACGCTGATTGGTCAGTATGCCATCGCTGACGCAACGCTCGGACAGAGTATGGTCCGCGTCAACGTCCCGGATTCCGGGATGACGCTGTCGATCGATATGTCTGCCCTTGCAGCGACCGTCACGGCCTCTATTGCGCGTATCAGTTCGTACGCCTACGCGAGTGCATAAATTGATGCCATGCTTCCCCTCTAGCTCAAGTTCTCTGGTTAAGAACGAGCGTACCTGGTCGTGACCCAGGGGGCAACCCACGCTTTGCGTGTCGGGCTTTCGCTCCCGCAGTGGTGAGAAGCCTGGCC